ACCAGTAATTTTATTTTCAGTATTTGAAAACTCCATATTTTTAAAAAATGACTCTTCGTAATTAATCATATATATATATAATCCTGTTAGATTATTTTGTATAATTTCTACGTATGTCATCATGTATAACGGTTTCTCGTTTTTCTTTTAGATGATTCAAAATAAACTCGACGTGTTCTTTATTTGGAATGATTTCGTGTAGCGATTCCTCAAGAAATCCATATGTAAGTGGTTTATACTCCTTGCGTTTATAAAATTTTAATATTCCATCTGTTATTTCGATATGTTTATGGTTAATATTATTTTCGTTAGCAAACGTGCATATCTGTGAATTTAATAATGATTTTTTTTCACGCATTAATTTAGTTTTTTCATTTACTATTTTTAATTGACTGTCCAACTTCACCCATTGTTTTATATTATTTATAAAATCATCCTTATTATTTAATACTAATTTTGTTTCACTATTATTCATATACTAGTGAAAATATTATAATTTATTTATTTATACGTAAAAAACGTGTCTTCCTTTTTGTTCTTTTTATCCTTTTTGTTCTTTTTATCCTTTTTGTCGATTTTCTTTTACCAATTGTGTTATTTGCATATAATAAAATAGCAGGAATAGCAACATCTGTTAATATACCGCGTCCTCCAAATTTTAGTTTACCGCCACCGACTACACCATCAACCACCATCTTATCTGAATACATATCTGCATTACCCGAATACATATCTGCGGATGTAGCATCTATTGTATTACTTGAACCTTCAATAGCAGTTTGTGAATTCATACTACCAAACGCAAATTCACCAAATGAAGATGTGCCCACACCACCTCCTCGTATCTTTCGCGATTTCAAAGTTTTATTTTTAGAACCGTTCTTATGATTATATTTCATAACCGTCATTATAATACTTATTGATATTTTTTTTTTGATTTATTAGTTTTAGTAATAGATATATAATAAACATTATCGTAAATGTCTGGAAAATATGATATATACAGAAACACCAAAGATATATATATATTTCATCGTATATATACACAGAAATCGGTTTTACAATCACATTAATGCTTTGTTTTAAATCTTCTGTTTTAAAAAAATCTATTATTTTATCACGAATTAACTTCATTTTATTTTACTTTTAGAAACAGATTTATCATAATATACGCATTGCGTAATAATACGAATTGTAATATATCAAAAAAATATAAATGAACGCAATAATAGACTACGAAAAAAACTTCGATTTCAATGAGTTATACTTTACATCACCAAGTAGCATGAATGGTGGAAATTATTTTATTAAAATTATAAATGGTTCCACGCCGCTCTATTTACAACCACCTAAATGTATTTTAAAGAGTGGTGTAATAAAATCAGGAAAACGATTATATTGTGATTTAATGTTTAATCGCGATGATGCAAAATTCATAGAATGGATTGAGAATTTAGAAAATACATGCCACGCAAAGATATATGAGAACCGTGCAAAATGGTTTGAGAGTGATTTATTGGAAGACGATATAGAAAGTTCATTCACACCTCCATTTAAACTATATAAGTCTGGTAGTTATTACATATTAAGAGCTAATATCCCTACACTTTTAGATAAACCAAATATTAAAATATACAATGAAGATGGTGATGAAATAAAAATGAATGATTTAAAAAATAATGAATCTGTTGCAACTATTTTAGAGATACAGGGAATAAAATGCTCAGCTCGCAGTTTTCAATTAGAATTTGTAGTAAAGCAAATGTTATCTATTAATCCAGTTGATATATTTGACCAGTTATTATTGACTAATAATAACAACAGGACTAACAACAAAGAACCAGTGAAAGATGAGGAACCAGTTAAAGACGAGGAACCAGTTAAAGACGAGGAACCAGTGAAAGATGAGGAACCAGTTAAAGACGAGGAACCAGTTAAAGATGAGGAACCAGTGAAAGACGAGGAACCAGTTAAAGACGAGGAACCAGTTAAAGATGAGGAACCAGTGAAAGACGAGGAACCAGTGAAAGATGAGGAACCAGTTAAAGACGAGGAACCAGTTAAAGATGAGGAACCAGTTAAAGATGAGGAACCAGTGAAAGATGAGGAACCAGTGAAAGATTTAAATTTGGATAACGAGGCATCATTTACAATAGATAATATGAAAGCAAATAATAACGACATACATTCTGATTTTAGGAAAAATAATGAAAATTTAGTAGAAATCGACATACAACCTAGCGATAATGAGACTGTCTTTTTGAAAAAACGAAACGATGTATATTATAATATGTATCGCGTAGCATTGAAAAAAGCAAAAGCGGCGAAAGATATAGCTTTGACCAATTATTTAGAAGCAAAGCGAATTAAAAATACATATATGTTAACAGATTTGAACGATGATAGTGACGTGGATGATAGTGATATGGATGATATTGTATAATATTATTATTTAGTAAAGTATTCATTCAAGTAAAGAATATTAAATCTGAAAATATTTTATCACCCGATTATATAAATAGTATGGGACTCATGAACTTAATGAAGAAATCTTTTACTGGATCTATGAAATGGGTTTTAATTTTAGCCTTTGTGCTCTTATGTATTTTAATGCTTGATTATGCTAGAAAATATAACACATACGATAACATGGAGAATGAGACAAACGAGACTCAAGTAGAGAACGAGGAACCTTCTGCTGAAGTTAGTATTCCATCAGCAGATGCTCCTGTTAGCACTAGTGCCAATCCATCCGATTTACTCCCTGCATCTAATAGTGGAGAGAATGGATGGGATGTATTGAACTCAGTAGGCACAACAGCAGGTGCTAACCCCGACCTACTCGAAGCTGGACACCACACTGGTATCGACACTGTTGGACAGAGTTTACGTAACGCCAATTTGCAACTTCGTTCCGACCCATCAATCCCAATAAAAGATACAGGTCCTTGGAATCAGACAACAATAGACGCAACAAATGTTCAAGTGCCATTTAATTTAGGAGTGTAAGATATTAACACATTATAATATACAATTATATTATAATGACCATAAGCACATATACATATCAAAATGGGTTTAAATTGATACATGAGAAGGTAACAAATCATTCTGCTTCTAGTATAAATGTATTTTGTGATGTTGGTTCTATATATGAACCAAATAATCTGAAAGGTGTGTCACATTTTATAGAACATATGTGTTTTAAAGGCACGAAAAGAGTGCCTGTTCCCAAAGATATATTTCTAACATATGATAACGTGGGTGCTTATTTAAATGCTTATACCGAGAAACGTTATACTTGTTATACTATTAAATGCGATAGTGACTATATAGAAAATATAATTGAAATGATTGCTGATATGATGTTGAATTCAACATTTAATAAATCTGAATTCAAAAAAGAGGAACACGTTGTAATCGAAGAAAATGTAAAAAGCGAAGACACACCAGTAAATTTAATGTACGACCAACTTACAGAAATGATATATAAAGGTAGTTCGTTTGAAAACAATGTAGATACATTAAAATACCATGACCAAAAATTCGATTATAATGAAGTTGTAGAGTTTTATAAATTATTTTATAAACCATACCGGATGGTGTTCAGTATAGCAACTTCGTGTAGTTTTAATGACATTAAACGATATTTGATGACTACAGATTTTGTAAAACACACAAGTAACACAATTCCAATACCTCCAGAATTTATGATAAACCCTTGTATTGAACAACAACAATATATGCGAGTTAAAATAATTGAAATGAAAGGATACCGAACAGCACATATTGGTATTTCATTTAGGGTTGAATCTCGCGATAAATATATAATAAATTTATTCGCATCAATAATGAGTGGACCTATGAGTTCGCGTTTATTTAACTTATTACGTGAAAAGAATGGCCTAACATATACATCTTCGGTTAGTACTAACTATCATAAAATATATGGAGATATCACATTTTACGCAGAGACTGAGAAAAATAAAGTTTTGAAAAATGGGTCGAAATCTGGTGTTTTACCACTACTAGTGAGCGAATTGAACCATTTACTAACAAATGGTGTAACAAAAAAGGAAGTAGAAACAGCAAAGCGGTATAAGAATGGTGTATTAAAATTAGCATCCGAGGATATTGATAATTTAACGAGTCATAATGGTGAAAATTTATTAATACATCCAAGCGAAGAAATAGTTAAATTTAAAGATTTGTATGAACAACACTATAAAAAAATTACTACTAATGAGATAAATACAATGATACGAAAATACATTCATCCGTCAATGATGAGTGTTTCAATTGTTGGACCTAAGATAACAAGTGAAAATAATATACGTGATATATTAAGTAAAATCAAATCATAATAATAGTAAAATAGATTATAATCAAATTATATATATATATATATGAATAAACAAGAGTGTTTAGGTTGTATAGTAACATTATTTATATTAGGTGTTTGTGGTTATATGTATTCAGAAAAAGAGGGTTTCGATTTGAAGTGCATAGTTGCTTCAGAAGATGGTAACAAATATTGTGTTCGCGAACGGACGAACTTAAATAAAGCTGCGAATTTACTAGCGATTGTTACCGAAAAATGCAAGCAACTGGTTAAATATGTAGAAAAACAAGATCCTACCAACGACGCAGTAAAGAGACTGGTTGATGGTTATAACCCCAGTAAAATTATGGAAACATTACCAACCAGTAAATACACAGCTTATAGCGAAAATAAAGGCGAAAAATTGGCATTTTGTTTGAATGTAAAAAATAAGGATAATGATAATCTTATAGATGAACATACACTTGTATTTGTTGCGATACACGAACTTGCACACGTAATGACTAAATCAATCGGTCATAAGACTGAGTTCTGGGACAATTTCAAGTATCTTTTAGTAAACGCAAGGGAAGCGGGAATTCATGAACCACACGATTATAAAAAAGAATCTCGTGAATATTGTAGCATGAAAATAACAGACAATCCGTATTACGATGCATAATAATTTTTTCTTCTATTAAAATTAAAATAGAAGAAAGATATAGGAAGATAGTATAAAACAATATGACTGTATTTGAAATTAAAATAAAAACGTCCGAACAAAATTCAACTAGTATGATTTTCAATGGTAAAGGCGTTGATTTAGCAAATATCATACATAAAGACGACACGATACACACATTGAAGCAGAAAATTGCTTACAAATTGAAGGATGAAGGAATTAGTGCTAACGAATTATACATTTATTATGAGGCGTATGATTATTATGATTTTATAAAAGCAGAAAATCAAATGATTAATAATACGATAGTTGATTCCCAAACTTTAAAACAACTGAATAATAATATCACCGATGATGAAGGGTTATTTAAATACAGCAATAATGCTATTATATTTCCTACAGATAAAATAAATACTAAATTGACATTTTATAAGCCTCTTAGTGTTCATTGTATAGATGACGACGGAAATTATGACCACACGTTTATAGTAGACCCATTTAATATATTATCATTGAAAAAGACTGGTGGTATTGAACTATACGGTTCATCTAGAAAGAGTATTTTGCGTAATGGTGAGAGATTAATAGATTGTAACTTCAAAATGAATGATGGTAAAATTATTATAACTGTTGTAAAAATACAAGATATTTTAAAACACATAGAACAAAACAAACCAGACATTGACCCCAATCAACTGATAGAATTATACTATCCATACTTTAAAAAATACGCAATAAATACAAGCAAATATATTGATGAAAAACGGTCAGAATTAAAAACGGAATTAAAAGATAAAAAGGAGTATTTTTGGAAATTTAACGAGCTCATAGACAAATATAATACATCTGATTTAAATTCGCTGGATATTGAATCTGGTATTAAATCATTTGAGTTGATTATAAAGAATAGTTACAATGCGAGTTTCCCTATAGAATCTATATTCAAAAATATACACGCCAACCAAGAGATACCGGTTGTAAAATATAATCCTGGATATAAACGAGAGAACCTATATCGGTTATATACAAAAAATTCAAATGAACACGGTATACAAATGCCTGTATATGATAAACGAAAAATTATAAACGCAACGGATAATGAAATTACAAACGAGGAAATTATAATGGTAATTAAACCAAATAACGACAATATATATAAGAATCTATCATTGATTTTTAATAACCAGGGGGAAATTGTGGTGAAAGGTTCGTATACAGATTTTTTTAAATGTGGTAGTAGTGAAACTATTCTAGAAACATTGATTGAAGAACTACATCAACACGTTCAACCAAAGATAGATAATGTCAATGGTTTTTTAGAATTGACGGGATACCTAATAAATGATTTCGAAGCACAAAATGTTATAGTGAAAAATATCGGGTTAATATACAATATAGAGATTGAAGAAAAAATCACAAAGAAAATATTAAATGATAGTATTTATTTATTACAACCTATTTTTTCGACTGATGTTGTACAACAAGATGGAACGACGACTACGTTAGATATGCGATTCAAACGCGTTAATAATTATAAAGAACCAGGAATAGACGAAGATATAATGGAATTTCTCGACAATAATGCGGATGAAACTGAAATTCAATCTTATATTATGAATAAGTATAATTTGAGTAATATAAATGCTATAAGCGAAATAGAACGGGTAAGAAGTAATAACATGTATGAGATAAAAACAATAAAACAGGGTTTTAAAACACATTTAACAACGGTAAGTTATGGTAAGAATAAAAGTATTAAATATTCGTTTATAAATGTAACATCTCTAGATTATTTCGATGTATTAAAGCAATATGTAGGTGTTACCAGTTTGTTGATATTATACCCAGATAAAGGAAACGCGACAATTAAATTGGCAAAGGAATTACGTGGAATAAAAGAAGAAGAAGAAGAAGAAGAAGAAGAAGAAAAAGAAGAAGAAGAAGAAGAAAAATTCGATATTATAGACGGTCTAGAAAGTAATGACTTTATTAATATAGAAAAGAATATACTGAATGAATTTCATTCAAATGATGAAGATATTGATATTGATACAGAGGATGAAGATATTGATATTGATACAGAGGATGAAGAAGAAGAAGAAGAAGAAGAAGAAACAAAA